AGAGCCTATATCTCCTAAAGAGTTTCTTATTGACCCTTCTGCTAACAATATTAATGATGCACTAGGCGTTGCACATGAAGTTATAAAGCCTAGATACCATGTTATTGAAGGAATACGCTCTGGCGTATACAGAGATGTTCCTATTGATGGTGATTATCAATCAGCTCGTTTTTCTTACGATCCAGAGACTAGAAATTCTGATGAATCGGACTCCGTTAAGATTACAGAGTATTGGGGTAAAGTTCCGAAGCGCTTTTTAAAAGCTAAAGCAGATAAAGATGATTTTGAATACAATAAGTCTGATGAATTAGTAGAAGCTGTCGTTACTATAGTAAATGATGAGTACATCTTACGAGTAGA